CGAGGAGCGGTTCGAGGGTATCGTCGCCGATATCGAGAACGAGATCGAGGCGGTGCGGCGCAGCGAGCTGGCCAATGCGCAGCGCGATGCCGTGCTCAAGGCCGGGGTTGGCGGTGACGAGGCCCGCAAGACCCTGATCGAGGACAAGGTCGCCGCACTTTTTGCCGAGCGCGAGGCACAGGAGGCGGCGCGCAAGGAACAGGAAGAGGCCGACCGGGCCAGCGCCCGCGCGCGCCAGGCGGTCGAGGAACTTGTGGCCAGCCTTGAGGCCGATATCGCGGTCATGAATGCGTCCGACCCGGTCTTGCGCGAGATGATCGGGCTGCGCGGCACGCTGGCCGCCGCCACCGACGGCGAGCGTCGCGCGATCGAGGGACTGATCGCGGCCAAACAGCAGGAGGCGGCGCTTGATCGCAGCCGTGCCTCGGTCGATGCGCTGCGTGAACGGGTGGCGGGCGCGCGCGACCGGCGCACGGCAGAGGAGCGTTTCGGCAAGGGGCGCGGGGCGGCGGCAGAGCGCGACGCGTTCGTCTTTGTCGAGGCCGAGCGCCGCCGCCTGCTTGCCGCCGGGATCGAGGGCGCGCGGCTTGAGGCGGAACTGCTCAAGATCCAGAAAGAGGCCAATGAGCTGTTCAGCTCGGCCCCGGATGCGTTTTTCGGCGGGGGCCGCAGCGGCGCATCTGGGTCGGGGCGCGTCAAGAAGGAGGTCGATACGCTCTCGAAAGTGTTCGAGGAGTTCGGGCAGCGCTTCGGCGGCACGCTCGAATTCCAGGAGCGCCAGATCGAGGCGTGGCGCATCAAGACACTGGAGGCGCTGCGCGCGGCGGGCTTAGGCCATGAGCAATATGCCGAGATGGTCGACCAGATCGCGCGCGACCGCCTTGCCGAGGCCTATCAGGAGGACCTGCAAAACCGCGACGATTGGGCGGCGGGGGTGGAGCGGGGCCTGGCCAAGGTGTTCGACGCGCAGCGGTCAATGGCCGATATAGCCGAGGAGGTCGTGACCGATGCGTTCTCAGGGCTGGAAGACGCCTTCGTGAGCCTTGCCAAAACCGGCAAGATCGAGACCGAGCAGATGGTGGATTTCGTGCTGCGGCAGTTGTTTCGGCTGGCCGCACAGGCGGCGATCTCGAACGTGACCGGCGCGGGCGGCGCGGGCGGTGGGATATTCGGCGGCATCGTCGGGAACCTCTTTTCGCTCTTTGCCGGTCCCGCGCCGGGTTCAACCGCGAGTATCCTGCACGATGGCGGCATCGCGGGCCGCGACGGGCAAACGCGCGTGGTGGACCCGTCCGTATTCACCGGCGCGAAGCGGCTGCATGTGGGCGGGCTGGCCGGCAACGAGGTGCCTGCTATTCTCGAGGAGGATGAGCGGGTGCTGACGCTGGCACAGCAGCAATCCACCGCCGAGACGATACGCGGCCTGGCCGCGCTTGCCGCCGATCCGGGCGGGGGCGCGCCGCTTTCCGCCGCCGCCCCGGTGATCAACGTCAACGTCATCGGTGCGCCCGCGCAGCCCCGCGTGAGCCAGCCGCGCCAGAACGGCGACGGCACGTTCGATATCGACATCGTCTTCGACCAGATCGAGGAGCGGCTCGCGGGCAATGTCGCGCGCGGACGCGGGATCGCGCCTGCGATCGGCGACAGGTTCAATCTGCGGGGGCGTCTCTGATGGCGCAATGGCCCTTTCAAGACCGGTTCAAACCGCAGTTCGACAGTTGGCAATTGCAGATGCCGAGCCTCACCCGGCGGACCGAGTTCGAGGATGGCGCGGACCGCGTGCGCCGCACGGCAAGTTTCAAGCCCACGCGCCAGAAGCTCGAGATCGACATCCCGCGCCGCGATCTGGCCGTGCTGCGGCGCTGGTATGACGAGGAGATCGACGGCGGGCGGCTGTGGTTCACCATGCCCGCCTTCGTGGATGACGATTATCAGGAGGTGGAGGCGCGCATCGTCGATGACGGTTCGGGGCCGTTCGTGGTGCGGCCCTCGGGCGATCACGACTACCGCGTGGCCTTCGAGATCGAGCTGCGCGGGCTGCCGCGCGTGGACGATGCCACATACCTGACCCGGAAGGCCCGCACATGATCGATCAGAGCCTTCTGCGCGCCTATGCCTATGCCACCGAAGATGTGGAGATCGCGACGGTCGAGGTGCGCCACCCGGCAATCACCGACATCGAGACCGACAGCGCGGGTGTGATCCGGCTCGCGAGTGTCTTCGCCCCGCCGGGAGAGATCGAGGCCGCCCCGTTTTTTGAGGCGCGGCTGGAGGATGACGCGCCGCTCCAGGGCGGGCAGATCGTGCCCTTTAACCGCGCGCCCATCGAGATCGTGCGGCCCGAGAAGACATCGAGCGGTGTGCCGCTGGCGCGGTTCCGGTTCTCGAACGTGGATGCGCGTATCACCGCCGCCCTCATCACGGCCTCGAAATCGCAAGTGCCGGTCGAGGTCACGATCCGCGTCTTCACTGATGCCGCCCGCCTGTCGGGGCAGCCCGAGGTCCTGACCGGGTTCGAACTGGTCGATCCCAGCATATCTGGCGTGGTCGAGGTTACCGCCCGCGCGCCGGACGTGATCAACATCCCCTTTCACACGAGTTTTTATGATGCCCGCTTCCCGCTCCTTGGCCTCTGACATAGCCCCGCTCATCGGCATTCCGTGGCAGGCGGGGGCCGCAGGACCCGATGCCTATGACTGCTGGGCGGCGGCGGGCATGGTCGAGGCGCGGCTTTTCGGGCGTGCCATTCCGGGGCTCACGCCAGAGCGGCGGCGCGGGATCGCACGCGCGCGGCAATCCTGGGCGCTGAGCGATCAGCCGCGCGACGGCGATATCGTCGAGATGCGCCGTATGGGGCGGGCCAATCACGTCGGCGTCTGGATCGAGGGGCGCATCCTGCACTGCCAGCAAGGTGCGGGCATGGTCTATGACCGGCCCTCCGATATCCGGCTCATGGGCTGGACCATGCGCTTCTGGACACCCGTGGCCGGTCGCGCGCGGTGCCGGGCCGCATCATCCGTCCAGGCGCTCTACGTGCCGGGGCTCGATTTGCTGATGGAGGGCGAAGCCGCCCCGGATGATCTGATCGCGGCACATCGCGCGGTGCCGGTCGAGGCGCGGGCGGGCGAGACGATTGCCGGGGTGGTGGCGCGCGCGGGGCTGGGCGGCGAGCCCCTCGCGGCCTTCCTGCGGCCCCGCGCGGCGGGCTCCGATCTCCGCCTGCCGGAGGACGTCACCGACGAGAGCCTTGCCGCGTTCCTGCGCGATCTTGGGGCGGTCCCGGTCGGGGACTGGGAGACCACCCGGATCGGCGCGGATCACACGCTTGTGCTGACCGCGCTGCCGCAGGGCGGCGGCGGGTCGAACCCGCTGCGGATCATCCTGTCGATCGCGGTGATGGCGGCGGCATTCTTCGTGGCGGGGCCTTTGGGGCTTGGCGCACAGCTCGGGACAACCCTCGGCATCGGACAGGCCGCAGGCACCACGCTGGCCTTCGGGGCGGTCTCGGCCCTCGGGCAGTTCGTCGTCTCCACCCTCCTGCCGCCACCGTCGCCGCGCGGCGTGTCAAACTTCAACGAGGATGTGAGCCCCACCTTCTCGGCCTCGGCACAATCCTCGATCGCGCGCCCCGGCGCGCCGGTGCCTGTGCAGTTCGGGCGGCATATCCACCTCCTTGACGACGTGTCGCCGCCATTCGCGCGGTTTCAGAACAACACCCAAGTGATCTGCCAATTGCTGGCCCTCGGGATGGGCGAGCACGTCCTGGAAGAGGTGCGGCTTGGCGATACCACGGTCTGGCGCGACGGCGCGCTGACCGACACGCTGCCGGGCGTGGCCATCGAGCATGTCGCCTCCGGCAGTTCCGTCACGCTTTTCGAGGAGGCCGTCTGGACCCAAGGCGACGTGACCGGTCTCACGCTCGAACATGACGTCGTGGTGGGCTGGCACGCGGCAGTGCCGCGCGGCAAAGCGGCCGAAGCGGTCGAGGTCGATATCGTCTTTCAGCAGCTCGTGGTGATCGACAATTCAGGCAACAATCAGGAACGCACCGTTACGATCCGCGTCGAGGCGCAGATGGTCGATGACGATGACACTGCCCTGGGCGAGGTGATCGAGTTGCAGACGCTCAGCTTCACCGGGGCTACGCGCTCCGCGCTGCGCTCCTCGCACAAGTGGTTCGTGCCGCTTGGGCGCTGGCGGTTGCGTCTCACGCGCCTGACCCCTGCGGGCGATAACCAGACCTTCGACGACGCGATCTGGACATCCCTCAAGGGCATCCTGCCGGGCGGGCGGATCGTGACGGGCATGGAACTTCTGGCCGTGCGGGTCGAGGTGGGCGAGCAGTTTGCGGCGCAATCGGCGCGTCAGGTGCAGGCCGTCAAGACGCGCAAGCTCCCCGTTTGGGACGGTTCGGGGTGGACCGCACCCGCGCCCACCCGGGATATTGCCTGGTCCGTGGCGGAGATCGCCCGCTCGCATGGGCGGCTCGAGGATATCGACATGGCCGAGCTGCTGGCGCTTCACGCGGTCTGGTCCGGACGCGGCGACCGGTTCGACACGTTATTCGACCAGAGCCTTTCATTCTGGGAGGCGCTGTCGGCGGCGCTGCGGGTAGGGCGCGCGCAGGCCGACCAGATCGGGCGGCGCATCCGGCTCTGGCGTGACGTCCCGCAGCCGGTGCCCCGCCAGCTTTTCTCGGAGCGCAATATCCGTCGCGGCTCGCTCGTGGTGCGGCCCCGCCTGCCGGTCAGCGACCGGCCGGAGCGCCTGGTGGCGCAATACATGGACGCGCGCACCTGGCGTCCGGCAGAGCTGACCGTCGGGGCCATCACGGGCCGCGAGCGGCGCGAGCGGTATTTCGGGATCGTG